AGCGGCAGCAGGGTGTCGAGGCTGTCCTCGATCTGCTGGGCGCTGATGCCGTCGGCCAGCAACTCTTCGACTTCTCGGTTGTCCAGAACTAACATGTTGTCTTCTTCTTTTAGATGTTTACTTGTAACAAGATTACTTACTACAGGAAGACCTCTCTTGTGTTCTTCTGTGTTATCTACAACCTGCAGGTTGTGATTAGGTTGTGAATGGAGAGCCTCCTCATTTACAACCTGTGGGTTGTGATTGTCTGACTGCTTGTCAACAAGGTTGTCCACAGGTTTGGACTGCTTGGACTGAGCCTTTTGGATGGCAGCTTTCATGTTCCTGACTGTGACTGTCTCGCCTGACTTGGGCATGGTCTTGATCCTCTTGGTTGGTTGCTTGAGTACTTTGCTGATTGCTTGGGCGACTCTGCGCTGGCCCTCTGGGTCTGGTTGATCTGCTTCCATTGCTTGCTCCCTTTTGATGACTGGTGGCCGGGTGTCTTCGACTGTGCTGGTGACTGCCATGGCTGTGGCTGCGTCTACCGTTGGGTCGAAGATGACCCTGAGTGTGTCTGTGCGCTCGCCCTTGAACCCCTTGCGGATGGTCTCAAGGTAGCCAAACTCCCTGAGCTGCTTGAACTGCTTGGCGACTGCCTGCTGGGTGATGTCGAGCTCCTTGGCCAGCCTTGTCTGACTGACCCATGTGATGCCAGCCCGGTTGCAGTAGCTGCACAGCGCCGCCAGCACATGCAAAGCGCCATGCGTGAGCCTTTGGTCGAAGACTGCCCGGATTGGCAGCACACAGACCTTGCGCTGGTCTGGCAGCGGATCCTTCTCGCGGATGCGCGGCTTCTTGGGTAGGGTGAAGCTGACCGGCTCAGTCATCGCGTTCACTTGGATGCCTTCCACAGCTTGGTGACCATGGCTGCCAACTCATTGGCTGCAGCTTGGCCACGCTTGTCTTGCACGGCCATGATGTAGTCACGCCTGCTGATCTGCGGGGTTGACTTGCGCCGCCTGTTGACCGTGACTGGCAGCGTGTCGAGCACCCACTTGGCTTCGCTGTAGGCGCGATAGGCCTCGCTGTAGTTGCCCACCACGGTGCCGTCTGGCAGCGTGATGAGCTTGGCATCTGGGTGGACTTTGCCGCAGCCGCGACAGGTGAGTGGATCATTGTGGCTTTGCATTCTTCTGGGGTATTACCTTGGCCACCTGCTCCATGGTGACAAACCTGTGCGTGTTGGCGCACTCATATCGCCTGTAAGCGCTGTTCTCGGGGCGCTGTCGGGTCTCTAGGACTCGCGTCCAAGCCTTGCAAACGGGGCAAAGCATCTCAGTCATTGCCCTTCAAAATCTCTTCGTTGAGCTCAAATGCGATGCGCCTGACCGCATCCAGCAGCTCCCGCAGGTCAGCCACCGTGTCCATCTCGATCTCCAGCGCCTTCTTGAGCAGCTCGATCTGGTGGTGCAGGTTGCGGATCTCGCCGTTGGCTTCTTGTGTGTCCCGCACGATGCCTTCGTCATCGCGGAACAGCTTGACGTAGCTGATGTGCATCATTTGATCTCCAAGTACTTCAGCATCAGCCACAGCACCAGCAGGGTGAGCAGCGAGCCAATGAGCATGAGCCCTACGCAGATCAGAATGCTTGTCATCTTTTCATCTCCCTGATGTAGATCGCAAAGGATGCGATTGTGTCTTGGCCAAAGCAGTGCATGCGCTCGATGGCCTGCGCGACTTCTTCCAGCGTGTCATTGCGACACCCGTTGATCTCTGCCAGCCGCTGCTGAACGTCTGCCATCTGCTGCTCAAGCGCCTGCACTTGGGCCATGATTTGGTCTCTCATGCCAGTCCCCATTGTTTGCAAAGCTCAAGCGTCTTCTTGCGCCGCTTGGCCTTGGCGCAGACCTTCTCCTTGGATGCCTGCTTGGCCTTGGCCTGCAATTGCTGGCCAGTCAGCGGCACCTGCTGGGCAGGCAGCAGCCCGACCAGCCCGATCCAGCCCAGCAGCAGGCCGACAAACAAGCGCCGGGCCATCATGCGTTGGCCTCCAGCGCCCAGTGCAGCAGCGCCAGCGCGTCGGCTTCGTTGTCATCAGTCACCGGGTGGCCACGCAGTTGCATGGCCTCGATCATGGCCAGCTTGTCCGCGTTGCCCTTGCCGGTGGCGTGCTTCTTGATGGTGCCCACCGGCACGCCTTGGTAGGGAACCCTGTGGTGCTCGCACCAAGAGGTGAGGGTGGCCATCAAGCCACCGTAGACATGGGCTGAGTCAGTGCTGGCGTGCCGCCTGACCTCTTCAAAGTAGACCGCCTGCAGCTCGCCACCCACCGTGCCCTTGAGCTCGGAGAGCCACTGCTTGAAGCGCAGGTAGCGCATGCCGCCGCCCTCGTACCGGCCCGGCTTGAAGCTGGCCCAGCCATGCACGATGCTGCCGTCCATGGGCCTGCATGCCCAGCCTGTTGTGGTGCCCAGATCCAGCGCCAATATGGTCTCAGTCATAGCGCACCCGACTGTCTGAGCGCCTGCACAAACTCGCTGATCTCAGGGCAGGGCAGGTCGCTGGCGTGCTGCTGGTCGCCGGTCATGGCCAAGGCCTCGTTTACCACCGGTGCCGGGTACTGCACGCCGTCCCTGACATGGTCAAGCAGCTTGGTTGCGTCGTTGTGGGTCATGGTTGGCGCACCCCGGACAAGAAGCGCTGCAGCCGGGGCTGGAGCTCGCCGTAGCGGGGCGAGAGCTGGTCGCGCACGCACTGGTCAATCAGGGATGAAACGCTGCGGTGCTGGTCGGCTGCCGCCTTGTCCAGCAGCTCCCGCGTGGCAGGGTGCAGCCGCATCAGGAATGGTTTGAGTTTGGGTGTGTTCATGAAGCAAGTGTATATCTTTCAGATATTGCACAGCGCCCCAAGTCCTTGATTTCTTGCCGAATTAGGGTAAGTCCCTAGAAAATATATGGTTTGGGGATTGGACAAGCGATATACATCTGTGCTACAGTTCATCCATGTTCAACGCACAGATGACGTGCAAGGAGTTGCAAACATGACAAACAAAACCACCATCCTGCGCAGCAAGGCCACCGGCTTCACCGTCAAGGTCGAGCACTTCCGCAAGAACCACTATCTGGTCTGGATCGATGGCCGCATCGCTGCCGAGTTCGACCAGTTCGGTCTGGCCCACGCATGGGCACAAAGAACCCTTGTGCTGGGCAAGGAAGAGTATTTGGCCCGTTTGGCTTTTGCTTGAGGGGATGACCATGACACCCCACACCGGCAAATTCGTCGCCTACTTCCGGGTCTCCACCGACCGCCAAGGCAAGTCAGGCCTTGGCCTCGATGCGCAGCGCGAGCGCATCATGACCTACCTCAATGGTGGCAATTGGTCTCTGATCGGTGAGTTCACCGAGGTCGAGTCTGGCCGCATGAACGACCGCCCGGCACTGGAAGACGCGGTCAAGCTGTGCAAGCGCGAGAAAGCCACGCTGGTGGTGGCCACCCTCGACCGCTTGACCCGCGATCTGGCCTTCGGTGCGACCCTTTTGAACGACACCAAGGTGCGCTTTGTCTGCGCCGACTTCCCCGAAGCCAGCCGCGAGATGCTGCAGATGCGCATGGTCTTTGCCGAGTGGGAAGCACGCAAGATCGGTGAGCGCACCAAGCTGGCTCTGGCCGAGCTCAAGAAGAAGGGCAAGAAGCTGGGCTCGCCCACCCCCAAGGTCGGCTCGGCTGCCGGGGTCAAGGTCATCCAAGCCAAGGCCGACAAGTACGCCGACCGGGTCGGCCCCATCGTGCGCGACATCATCCGCAAGACGGGTGCCGACACCATGCGCGACATCGCCGCCGCTCTGGAATCCCGTGGCGTGGCCACTCCAAGGGGCAACACCAACTGGGGCCCGACTCAGGTCTCCAACCTGCTCAAGCGCATCAAATGACCGCCTGCACCCCATACACCGCCACCAGTCGGGTCGCCATGCCCGGCTGGTTGGGTGTGTTCACAATGCCACACATCGAGGAGATGGTTGTGTCTGACCCGTTTTC